GCGATGTTCCAAAAGAATTTGACATCAAGTCGTCTTACGCCGACACAGGCGGTATGGGTAAGCCGCTAACCAAGTTTGAGTTGATGTCGCAGCCCGGTCAACAGGCAGAGCTTGAGCGGATCAAGATGCGTGACTTGCTAGATAAGTATCGAGCAGAGGCGGGTGTAGCAGATGTCACCACGCAAAGCCTGCGCACTCGAGAGGAGGCTGCTCGCCGTGCCCTAGAGATGGCGCGTCTTGGCGAGCAAAACGCCTTGACTAGGTTCGTTACTCTAGGTGGTGGCAAGACAGCGCCAGAGTCACGCTTAGATGCCGCCTCAAGGGCGATTACCGCGGCTAACCCACCCGTGCCATCTCTTACAGTGCCGGGGCTAACGGTTGACTACGGCGATATGTACCCAAGCCCCACGGGCGGTTCAAATGCACGCGAAATATCTCAGCATGAGTCCGCGCATTACCGCAGCCTGTCACAGGGCGACAAGGTAAAGATGGTTGATCGGTTATCTCAAGAACTTGGTGTAGGTAAGGGTTATGTTCAGATGATGCTTGAGGCGGGTGAGCATAAGCCAACGGTTACAGGGCGTGTGCTATTGCCCGGTAAAGAAATGAACGTGATCAATGCTACCCAAACCCCTGCGCAGCAAATAGCCGCGACCATGACCCCCGCTGAAAGGGCTGCAAGTGAAGCTGAGGCGGCACGTCTAGCGCAACAACAGCAAGCAGAAGCAGCGCGTGCAGCACAAAGACAATTAGCAACAGACATCCAATTCAATGAATCCGATCGTGTCTTGCGAGAAAACCAAGCAGGTCGTGCTAGTGCGGCTCGAGGTGTCACAACCGCCGCTGACAAGCTATTAGAAGATTTAACATTGCAAGGCATTGTCAGCGAAAAAAACAGACCTTTTATTGAAACGCAGCAAGCTCGGATGGTTGAAAAGCGTGGCGCCTTACCAAAGTTTGGCCCCGCCGTTGAGATGACAGCTCGAGCGCTTCCAATTGCTGGAGGTGTGCTCAACACGATGTCTGCCGCAGAGCTGATGCATGACGCATACCGCCGCAAAGAAAGAGGCGACCCAATTGGCGCATTTATTGCAGGAGCTGGCGCTACACTTCAAATTCCAACTTTTTTGAAGACCACAATAGGCGGAGCTTTGGCGGGGCTTGGTATTGATATTGGTACTACTGCGGGGCTGTATTATTACGATAAATACGCGCCAGAGATTCATAAATTCTTGCAAAAGGAACTTGGGTTGCCTAAGTCTTTTGACCCAAGTACTTACTCCGTCATGCCGGGCATGAAAAGGTAAATATACTCCTCAACCGTTCAGGGTTGTTTGCCCCCCTAACCAGGGGGCTTTTTTTACTCAACTTTGTCAGACAGGCGTCGATAGTCAAGAAGGGCACGGGCAACCTCATGGTTGAGAGACTTAACCATGTTCACGCACGCTTGGCGCTCGTCTTCTCGCACGGCTTTTTCAACTGCTCGAGCGTACTCAAAGATATCAACATCGTCGGCGTACATGCCCTTTGGGTCTTTGTTTTCGCATTCTAAGAAGATGCCTTTGATCTCAATATTGCTTAACATTACCTTGGTTCCTTTGTAAATTGAAGGGCGGTTTCACTGCGCATTGCTAAAGACTTGTAGTAATCCCATTTGGCGAGCACCTCTGGGTCTTTTGATGGTGGCACCCAGTTGCAGACTCTTTTCCAAGTACGCTGCACACTCGTTGCAGAGGATGGTGCGTATGGTTGATGTCTTTCATTCAAACTTAAATTGTGATCCATTTTATGTTTTCCTTGAGATTTCTTTACGGTCTCTAGCCAAAAGCATGGCGCGGGCGATGACGTAGCAGTCGTCAGCGTCTTTTTCTTCCTCGCCCTTGTCCCAGTTCATCTTGATCATGGCAAAGAGGGCGTATAGGTCTAGCAGGTCGTCTTCGGTCATTTCTTTAACCTGTTGCGGATGGCTTGGGCGGCATTATTTAACTGGCCAAGATAAAAAGACTCTGGCTCAAACCGTTCACACACCTTGGCGCATTCTTCTCTTTCAATAGCAATTGCGGTCTTGGTGGTGTTGATCGCGATCTGCATGATCTCGGCCCGGGCAATTGCAAGAGCCTGATCAAACTCTTCTTGCGTGAACAGCGTAGCGCCAGTGCCGCGTGCAAAGAATTTCTTCTGAAAATCGGTTAGTTCTTTCATTTTTTAAGTATCCATAAAATTAAAGTGATCGTGCCGTAGAACCAGAGCATCCACTCGCCTAGTTGGTGGGGGATGTTCAAGTGTTTTTCTCCTTCAGCTTCGCCTCTAAGGCACGAGCGTCATCCATTACATGTTGCAACGCAACCCCTGATAGCGACCAAGGTGCTACGTTTAAATCAAGCACTTCTTTGATCTCTTCATCCGTCAGCCCGACCCATTCACGCCTATAAAAACCCGCTGCGTTAAGAATCTGCTCAAGGTTCGGACCAAATATTTTGGTTGGTATAGTGTTTATCAGCGTGTTTTTGCAAGCCTTACCAAGCTGGCATTGAACGAACCCGCATAGATACGGGTCTTTATCGCACACAGGCTCTTGCTCAGGCTCGGCTAACTCTAATTTCAATTCAACCGCATAAGCAAGCGCCTCTTGATTCAGCGCAGACCAAACAGAGTTTTGTGCGACAGACAGCGCATCGATTATCACGTCAATCTTGCTTGTTGGTCGGGCATGCGCAACGCTGTTCAAGGCAACCCCATCGCCATTTGTTTCGGTACGTTTAATATTAAAAGTGTTGCTCATTTCTCACCCCTTGCTCTAATTTCATCTGCGGCGTAAGTAACGTAAGGTTGTCGTTCAGTTGGCTCATATTTAAGAGCAATCTTCGCACAAGCCTCACGCTCGTCTTGGCGCACTAGCTCGGCAAAACGTTCAAGGTGTTCGGCTCGTACATCAGGGTGATTTAATGAGCACCAATCACTATCGCCAAGCTCTTCCAATCCTGCTTGCACAGCCAACTCTTTTAATCGTTCGTTCATAGCACCTCCGCTAATTTCAGCTTGCCTGTTTCGCCGTCAAAGGTAAGGCGTAAATTGGGCGGTAAAAATTCCGACCTAAACACCTGAACATAGTCCACTTCCGCAATAGACGTGGCTTCAGCAACAATGCATCTAATTACATTGGGCTTTTGTTTGAGTCGGTACTCAGCATCATCATCCCAATTTGGACTGTAATTTGGATACCATTGATTAGACGTGTATTGCTTTGATCGCCACTCAATCTGCGCCCCGTCAGCCCAAGCGTGTATAAGGTCTGCGTGTTTGTGTTTCATTTCACACCCCCCGCTATAGCACGGTCAACCTCGTCGTTCATCTGCTGCTCAGTCACCATGAACAACTGCGCGGTGTACTTGTTCAACCAGCGGTAGCGCTTGGCGTCCCTACTCAGGCGCTCAATCTCTGCGGCCTGCGCCCTGATGTGCGCCTCAAGCTCGTCAATCAATGTTTGTAGCTCACGATGCTCTTTCATTTCAGGCTCCCTAAGATGTGAATTGCGGCCGCAACATCAACGTCATGCCCTGTCTGCAGTGCCGACCACGCCGCACGGATTTGTGAGCGCATACGTACAATCTCGGCTGCATAGTCGTGAATGTTGCTATGCAACGCCTCATTGGATTTTTGTAGATCCCGAATGAGTGCCGCGGCCTCTTCTTGTTCTCTGTGGGTCATAAAAAACCCGTTCTCCAGATTGCGTAATATTTGGTTAGGGCTCAATGGGTTCATAGTTTCAATCCAAAGGGGTTATGGGCGTAGAAGTTATTGGTTTCTGTGTGCGGCATTTCAACTGGCTTGATAAAAATAAAAGACGGTCTTGTAAAAGTTACTGAACGTTTTTTAAGACTGCCATGTTTGATTAGCTGTTTAGATAAAGTTAAGTTTTTAAGTATTGCGCCAGTCATTCTTTTGCTTAAATCTAACATTTCAACAATTTCATTCAAAGTGCGCGGCATCGTGCAGAACTCAAGTATCTTTTTTTGCGACTCAAGAATGTTCATTTTTCATGCACCTATCAAAAGTGTCGCACTTAACTGGGTGCAAGCAGTGGCATGGGGCATTGTCAAACTTCTTAAACGGGTCTACAGGCGGCTTGTAGCGGGTAGCCCATACCCAAGCTAGGCATAGCACTATCGCCGCCACAAAGCCCGCCACAACCATTAAATCTATTTGTCCCATACGCGCCTGCCGTCGGGGTAGATGAGCGAGCTCGCGACCCGCGAGGGTTGGTCAAGAACCTTTAGTGAGTCTGGCCGCATGGCGACCTGGGCAAGGGTAAGCCCCTTGTAGGGCGGGCGGTCAAACTTATCAATCTTTTGGATGTCCTTTGGCTTTTTCATGATCAGTTCACCCAAATTAAAAAGAAAATAATGACAACAAAACCCACGAATCCGCAGGCCTCTTTAAGGATAAAGCGCCAGTTATTCATCACACATCTCCCTACGCTCGCGCCGATCTTCGGCAATGAGCTCTTGGATTTCATAATCTTCAACTTGTCTTTGCAGCCACATTGCGTCATAGCCTTTGCGGTCAAGCACGGCATACATCTCAATGTTCCAATACGCGATTTGGCAGGGAATGTTTTTAAGACGGCATTCAAATACCGTTGCTCCTCGTACGTTTCTCATGTTGGCTCCTTTAGCCCCCGAAGGGGCGTTTAAATTAAATTTCGTTAGTGATTGCCAACAGGCTTTGCAGTTGGTCTTCAAGTTTTTGCACTTTAACTTGCGCGTCGGCTTTAATTGTTTGCATCTCTGCGCGTAACGCGACAACTTTGTTGTCAATCATTTCGTTGCGGTCAATCAAGTCAAATTCAATTGTTGCCATGCCAATTTTAGTCCAACCTTGTTTAGTCATATCAAGGTCGGTAAACGATGTTGCGCCTACTAACAACTCACCAGTAGGGTTCAAAATTTGTTCAGGTGATAAACAGCAAGAAGAAGTTATCCAAACGGGGGAAGTGGTCGTAATTTTCATGCTAGTTTCCTATGCCCCCCCGAAGGGGGCGGTTGTTTTAATGTTCAAAGGCAACACAAACAGTGCAGCCGCTGCGTTTGCAATCATGGTTCTTTTTGTACTTGATAGCGTCTGAAGAAATTGGTGGGTCTACTAGGTCGTAGTCCTCTTCAACAATTGTGGGCTCAAAGTATTTGCCCGACGAGCCGCAGCCTGTATGCTCAAGGCCACGCTCAGTTTCGGCAAAGATTTTGCGATACCGAGGCTCGCCGTTAACAGGCGACAAACCTAGCGGGCGCATGCACTCAGAGAGTAGTTTTGTGTTGTTGAAGTGCTTGCAGTTTTTGCAGAGTTTCATGATCTGTCCTAGCCCCCCCCGAGGGGGGCGGTTGGTTTAACGGGCGGTGACTTTAACGGCGTAGACGGCGGTGACTTTGGTGTAAGTCGCCAACTGCTCTGAGGTCACGCCAAGATCAGCGCACAGTTTTTTGTAATCAACCGTGTTGCGGTTAGACTCAACAACTGTTGCTTTGTACAAGTTTCCTGCGATGACTTTGTCGCCGTTAAGCAAGGTAGCAACCTCTTTGATGTCATCTTTGATCTTGTCAGCCTGCTTGGTCAGTTCAGCGATTTGTGCCAACAAAAGACCCAACTGGTCAACTTCTAAAAGGGCGATGTCATTTGCGTTCATGGTGTAGCTCCGGTCTGTGAATCAGGTTGAAGGTTTGGTTAATGCGTTTTTTACTGCTTACTGCTGAAACAAATATTAACACGATTAACAACAAAAACACACAATGTTTATACTTTGTTGTAATAAAGAATCACTTCTTTACAACTAAACCTTTTTTAATGTAGTACAGGATCTGTGCGCTCATTGTGCGTGTTTCTAGCTCACAGGCCGCCTGCAACTGAGCCAAAATTGACTCTGGCAAGCGGACAGTAACGAATTTCTCTTTAAGTTCTTTCTTCATTTAAAAACTCCAGTATTTGTGCCTTAGTATTCTCAGCACCTTTACCCACAATAACACGGTATCCCACACTTTGTAAATAGTCGATCATGCCAAACTGCTCATCGCTCACAATGCCACCCTTGGTGCGTTTCATCTCAACCCACAACTTCCACTCTGGCACAAACAAGTCGGGGATACCAGGCACGACGCCCTCGACCTTTAACTTGCCGGCCGTGGCTTTTGATCTAGCACCACCGTTCGGTATGGCAAAAATCAAGACATTTGGGTAGCTGCGCCTGAACCACTGCACGAGTATGGATTGTTCAACGTGCTCAGATGGTACGGCAGTTTTTTTTAAAATGGGCACGTTTCCTCCTCCCACTTATCACAGGCATCTACAGTTGCCGCAAACTCCTCAGGTGGCTCTGTATTAAACTCCTTACACTTACCCTTTGAGTCATATTTATCACAGGTGTGACAGCACTTTGGTGTCTCAAGCAAAAACAGCGGTTTCTTGTGTCGCACGACTCCAGCTCCTTGTCAGAATTTGATAAAACTTGCCGTCAAGTTTAAATGTAATCAATGATGGCGGCCGCGCCTTATTCATCTGATTAGCAATAAAGAGTAGGCCCTCATCTTGGCTCATGCTCTCAGCGCCCGTGAGCAACGCCCCAGAGGCTTGTGCAAGGTTATAAAGGGTACGCATGGCCTTCTCGCCGCTGTAGCCCATATAGCCCACCGTGAGGTACTCCGTGACTGGCTTATCACTCAGGCCGCCATAGTATGTGCAAGATAGCATCGGCTTGCCTGACGTTCGGCTGATCTGCTTGCGCCATGTCCATGAGCGTACAGCCAATTCACCATTGCTCTTGACCCCCATGATGTCATCATTGTGCAAGATGAATTTTTTCTCAGGAGGTAGAGGAAATGGCTCTTTACAGTTTGGGCAAATCTTGGCCGCAATTGCGCAAATCTCATGGCAGTGCTCACACACCTTGGTTGGCGGGTCGCCATCGCCCTCACCCTTTTTCTTGCTCGGCTGCACCGCGGTGACTGGACCGTGCATGGCCACGTTACCCGCAAAATCCAAGACCAGGCAGTGATCGGTGTGTGACTTAGGGCGCATCCCACGCCCTGCCATCTGGACGTACAGGCTCGCGCTCATCGTCGGGCGCAACATCACGAGCAAGTCAATGTCCGGGTGATCAAACCCAGTTGTCAGCACATTCGCATTAGTCAGCGCTTGAATCTTGCCAGCTTTAAAGTCATTAAGGATGTTCTCACGGTCTTTCTTTGGCGTCTCACCTGTCACGCAGGCGGTCACAATGCCATGCGCATTAAGCAGATGCGAGATGTGATAGGCATGGTCAACGCCTGAACAAAAGAAAAGCCATGACTTGCGGTCACCTGCGCGCTTGAGCACCTCTTCAACCACCTCGCGGTTGTTCTTTTCTGTGTCAATCGCCGCCTGCAACTCAGACTCAATAAACTCGCCACCACGCTTATGCACCCCAGAGGTATCTAAACGCAGCGCTGTGCGCGTTGAGCGTAGCGTTGATAGATAACCACCCTCAACGAGTGATTCAATGCTCACGGGCTCTATGAGCTCATTAAAGATGGCGGGGTCATCGGTGATCAAGCCGTGACCCAACCTGAAAGGCGTGGCCGTCAACCCAATGACACGCAGGTGCGGGTTAATGATAGTGAGATCAGTGATCAACTTGCGGTAGCTGCCCTCGTCGTTGTGGCTCACCAGGTGACACTCATCAATCAAGATGATGTCAATGTGACCGAGCTGCTCCGCACGCTTGCGAATAGACTGGATACCCGCAAAGGTGATCTCTTTGCCCAAGTCTTTTTTGCCCATGCTTGCGCTAAAAATGCCTAGCGGGGCATCAGGCCAGTGCTCACGCATCTTGTCTGCGTTCTGCTGGATCAATTCTTTAACGTGGGTGAGCATCAAAATCTTTGTCTCAGGAAAGTCTTGCAAGGCGTTCTTGCAAAATGCCGCAATCATGTGGCTCTTGCCAGAGCCAGTCGGGGCAACGATACAAGGGTTGCCCTCAGGGTGTTGCTCAAACCATGCGTACAACATCTGCAGGGCGCGAGATTGGTAGGGGCGTAGGGTGCTCATAAGTCCTCCACCATTTGGATGCGTTGACCAATCCAGTGCATGACGGGTACAGCCATACTATTTCCGAGCGCCTTATATCTAGGTCCATCTGGTGACTCAGGTTTTTTGCGCCAAGGTATGTTTGTGTGATTATCAGGAAAGCCCTGGAGGCGCTCACATTCAATCGGCGTGAGTCTACGGACGGCCATGCCTTGGCGAACCGCTGGATATCCTTGACCAGCTTGGCCTCCCCCCGTGCTGAGCGTTGGGTGTATTGCGCTTTCAAAGCAATCACCGTTTCCTTTGCTAGTAAAAGCCATTGGTTGAATATTTGTATCCATAATTTCATACCCCACCGCCACTTGATTATCCCCCATGCCGCTGCGCAAGGTCGGTGACATTTCCTCAACAAAGCGGGATTCACCGCCCTCACGCCTGGCAATGCCGGGTTCAAAAGCGTAAGCCACCGCCATCGTCTGATTCTTGATCAACGTGCCGCTAACGTCTGTTGGCTTGCCAATTGGGTCTAAGGCTGATTGCCAAGGGAAAGCCATCGTGTCAACTCTCTGTGCAACCACATCGCCGATAAACCCCGTCATCTGGTTCGCACCAACGGTCAAGGTGTCAGCCACGTCACAGGCAGAGACGGATTGCACCACGCCTGTACCCCCCTGATGCATAGCGGGGTTACTTCCTGATGCATCAATGGTTTTTGAAATATTTGCCGTGGTGATGTGAATATCGTCTTTTAGTTCACCTTTGCCGGGGGCAAAGTTAAAAGCAACTGGGTGCTGCACAAACAAACTACCATTGTCAGCGCTTGCGTTGCCGTTCCATTTTGTGCCATAGGCTGCCGTTAAACAGTCGGCTGTTTCTTTGAATGGGATTGGCTGAACCGTCACAGGAATATTGCCGCCGCCCGCACCATACGCCGCCGATACGGTATTACAAACATCTTTAAGCTCAGTCACTCTACTGTCTTGACCATGTAAGTCATAAACTGGCTGCACAATAAAGTCACCCCCCTGATTTCCCCCAACAGGGCCACCCGCCATCAAAGGCTGTGCCACATCAGTTTCACGAGCCTTATAGTCTTTCCCGCTATTCATCGGCATGATTGAGTAGGGCTGCGCAATCCCATGCACACCTGTTGCATTAAGCGTGTACATAGGACCGCCCACAGTAAACCCGTCACCATTGCCGCCGTTCTGAGGCTGTCTACCAATGGTATTTTCAGCCAACGCTATAGGCTGCAAAGTAAACATCCCCGCGCCACCATCAATGTGCTGGTTCTCAAGACCCATCTTTTCGCCATACTTTGCGTTCAGCGTTGGTGCGATCTCAGCGGGCCACTGGGTCTTTATGAAAGTCTCAGATCCCCCGCTTAACACTCCTCCGCTAGCTTTGAGGGTTCCTCCGACATCTGCTTGACGGTACTGAGCAAGGCTGCTTTCAAAGAATCCGGGAGGACTTTGCCGCGCTTTTCGGCTCGGCGCAGGATGCCCTGACAGGCTGTGGCGCTCAAAAAGAACCGCTGCGGCAGCGCGCCAGTCTCCAAGACATCCGACAACGAACACGCGACGCCGTCGCTGGGCCACTCCGAAGTACTGAGCGTCAAGAACTCGGTAGGCGAACCCATACCCGAGCTCGCCCATCCCTCGAAGTAGTGAGGCAAAATCTTCTCCTCCGGAACTGGATAGCACGCCGGGGACGTTCTCCCAGACCAACCACCTGGGCCGATACTTCCGAGCAATGGCAAGATAGGTAAGCATGAGGTTGCCACGCGGATCGTCCAGTCCTTTTCTGAGTCCGGCAACGCTGAAGGATTGGCAGGGAGTTCCTCCGACGAGAACATCGATAGCTGTTGAGTCATCAAGTTTCCATTCTTTAAATTTAGTCATGTCGCCAAAATTTGGCACAGTTGGGTAATGATGTGCAAGTACGGCTGATGGAAATGGTTCAATCTCAGAGAACCACTGCGGCGTCCAACCAAGCGAGTGCCAGGCGGAAGTTGCCGCCTCAATGCCAGAGCAAACTGATCCGTATCTCATTGCGTCACCCTTGCACCAAATATCTGGCGCGTCTCATTTATAAATTTGTCATTGCTTGCACAGGCCGCCGCATTGGCCACAATCTCGCTTGAGCTGTAAGCACCCTCGCTATTCTCAATATCACCGTGCGGCGTGTGCCAGATGACGCCGTGTTCAGACGGTGAATATTTCCACGGCACAAGATCAGGATGGATGATATGGCTCACGCAGCCAGTGCGCTGCTCATCAACGCTTAACGTGTGATCGTATTTCTCACAGAGCCATGTACCGTTTTCTTCAGCCGTTGAGTGTGCGCAGGTGCGGCAGTTGACCTCCTTGGTCAACTTGGTCTTATGGCAAAAATCATGCGCCGCGCAGAACCGACACTCAAACCAAGTCGGGTCTGTGCTAATGGGGGGCGGAAGCCTAGCATCTTTAACTAAACGATGCCCACGCTCGAGAGCTTTGACAGCAACAGCCTTGTCTAGCCTGACTCGCTCAGTGTAGATGCGATCATCGTCCTTGCAGACTGAGAAGTACAACGCCCGCTCGAGCTTGAGCCCCATCATGTAAAGCTGCATCTGAACGTAGTGTTGCCATTTTGACTTCTCAACCCCGTTCTTCTCAAGGTCAGTAAATGACTTTAACCCGTGGGTCTTGATCTCTAAGATATGCGGCTTGGTTGAATCAGGCAGCCCGGACATGATCACGCCATCAACCGAGCCCGATACGTGACAGCCAAAGTCAACGCGGGATTGATCGGCACCCGTCTTTTGCACATCCATGCCGATCGCTTGGAGGTCAGCCACAACGGTTGCCTCTTCGTTCTGACCGCGGCGAAACAGGCGCAGAATCCGACCCTTAAATGGCTCAACCACCGCCCAGTGGAATGACAGCCATAGCCAACGGTCGCAGGGATGCCCCAAAGTACTACACCCCATGTGGGGGCGGGGCGGCTCTTGAGTAGATTCATGGTAGGCGTCAATTGCGGCCACCGTTCTATTTAGTTCAGGGAGTTTCATAAAGAAAAGGGGCTCACGCCCCTGCCTGTTCAGGTTAAAGGATTACTTCTTGACCCAAGGTGGTGCGGCCTTTGCCGCCGCCTTTGGAGCCGCTGATGCCGCCGCCATCGGCATCGCACCCCCGCTCAGCGACTTGAACGCCTTCACGTCATTACTATCGCCGTACTGCTCAGACTTGCGGATGTCTAACTTCACTTGCAACTGCCCACCCACGAACTGGTCGGTGTCGTCAACACGCGCCAACCCGATTGCGCGCATCAACTCGCCCATCTGTTGGTAGGCGATTGCCTCGGCCGCTGGGTTGGCGTTTTTGATGTTCAGGTTGCCAAAGACGACACGTCCCTGATGCGAGGGTCCGGTGATGTCATACCGGATAGAGATGTATTCGCCCGTGCCGGCCTTAGTTGACTTAACCTCAGCCCCGCCAATGGTTGCGGTGTACCATCCCGCAGGTAGCGGCTCATATGAGCGCTCTGACTTGGGCAAATCGGATTCAACGAAAGGTGTGTGTAGCTGTGCCATGATGTTTATTCCTTAACAATGATTTTGAATGTTGGACGACCAGAAGTGGTTGTGATTGCGTCAAGTAGGGGGGTTGTAATGCTAGGGTCAGCCGCTGCCCATTGCTCGCTGTTGATCTCGGGTTTCCAACGAAAGAGACTCGACAAGTGATCAGACAGCCCGTTCTCTTCAGCGAGCTCTTGCAGCTTGTCAGCGTTGACTTTGCGGGTCATGCGCCCAACGATCTTGATTGTGAAGCCCTCAGAAGTTTCAATGCTCTTCGTGCCGTCAAGGGTTGGCGGGATTGCAAATTGCTTGACCATCTGGTCTTCTAAGTCACGACGAACTTTGACTGCTGTCTCTTCAGTGTGTTTGGCGTTTAGCCATGCTTGGTAGAGGCTCATAAAATCATTTCTCCCGTTGCCGCTAAAATTGCATATTTAGCATTAGCAACTGCATGAATGGTTGCAGTATCTCTCTCCACATCATGACAATTTGCAAGCAATTTTTTCACAGCGTCTAGCAAGTCAGGTGCGGCTGCAATCAAGCGTGCATTGCCTATATCAATTTCTTCAAAGCCAATCAGGGATTCACCTTGACTATCTGCAAGTATTGTCGTGTCATATGAAAGGGAGTACAACTCTGTGTAAGTATCGTCCCATCCCCAAGGTGCAGGTGTGTGTGGATAAATGTGTTCGCTCATGCTTGATCCCTAAAATGCAGCATCGCATCAGCCATTGCATACGCCTCAAGCGCATCTGTTGGATGCGTGTTGTAGCGGTGATCAGGGTTTGCGTACATACCTTGAATTATTTGCGCCGCAAAGTAATCGCGCAGAGTCATGCCGCGCACGATTTCGCGGTTGATGGTTGTAGGAAAAGCGGGTTGATTGTTAGTGCTCATTTACCACCCCCAATCTTCTCAATGATCGCGCCAAAGTCAGCGGGCTCCCAAGCGTCGAGTTTTCCTGATCGATCCTTGGCCAACCAAAGCCCATCGCCATCACAAAGTAGTGCCCGTTGGCTCACGCCATCGGCATCCTTTTCAACGCGTAAGGCAAGCACCAAATCAAAAAAGTATGGCAATGACTGCCCCGTTTTGTTCCCTGGCATGCTTGGTGCGTACAGAATGCGCCCCATCTCATCGGCTGTCTTTTCAACCTTAGCGGTCATCAAGACATGGCGACCAGGCAAGTCACGGAAGGCTCGAATAATGTCAGCCATCTGAGTCTGCATCTCGCCATATGCAGCTCGCGGATCCTTGTTTACTTTCTTTTCAGAGTTCAGGCAAACCTCAGCGATCTCTGAGATTGAGTCAAGAACAACAGACGAATACTCCACGCCGCCGCCCTCAGTCAGCCACTCGTAGGCTTCCCACAAATCAGCCATAGTGCTAATCTCAAGATACGCAATGCCTGCGTCTTTGATACTTAACAAGCCGCCTTCAGCACTCAAGATCACTGGGTGCGGCATTGAGGCAGCAAGGGTAGTCTTGCCCGCCCCCGCCTGTCCGTACACTAACGCTTTCACGCCATTCGCCGACAAGTCGGACGTACTCTTCAAGTTGATAGCCAAGATGGCTCTCCTATGTTGTTATCTCGCCGATCAGACAATCTGTTGGGCGATTGGTTGAATATTAATTCAATTTATTGTATTGTGTCAACCATGTTCTTTTATTGAGGTGCAATATGTTGACTTTAGATGAAATCCGCAAGAAGTTGCAAGATCGTAGCATTCCCTATGTGGCCGCTCAAACCGGGCTAAGCTACAACACCATTCGAGACATCCGCAACAAGACAGACGCCAACCCGACCTATAACGTGTTGGCCGCCTTGAACAGTTACTTTGAACGAGCTAAGGAGGTAGTGAAATGAGTAAAAATATTGAGTTCACATTGGGCGATTCTTTGAACTGCCCTGCTTGCGATAATCCATTTTTGCACCAAAGAAAAGTATCAATTTTTTGGCGTGTTGAGGATGCCGAAGAAGGTAATCATGTGGTGAGCCAGTTGGGGCATACCTTGGCAGACACCAGCATGTATGGCAATCCCTCTCCTCGGCGTGATGGGATTGTGATAGATTTTGAGTGTGAGACATGTGACGCAGAGCCGCGATTGTCAATTGTGCAACACAAAGGTGCAACCCTTATGGGTTGGGAATCTGCTAGAAAATCGCTTTAAACTCTTTACGACACAGCTAGAGTCGCTCTTGAAAAGACAGTCCCCTCGCTGTCCTGCTGTGTCACCTGTTTATCTGAGGCAACTTTAGGGAGTTGTATGGCAAGCCTTTCTCACATCTTTGGTGGTGCGTTTACCCCACCCCCGATAGACCAAACACCCATAGCCCCACCAGATATCCAACTCAGGGAGGCCATCATTAATTCAGGGCTAACGGCACCTGACTCAATCATTTTAGATGGCAAGATTCACCGTTTCAGGTCAGGCCAAAAGGGCGGCAAATCCGCCGGTGACAAGACAGGTTGGTACATCGCCTTTGATGATGGCACACCCGCAGGAACTTTTGGTTGCTGGCGCTCAGGCATCACCCACGATTGGCGGGCGGTTGTTAACCGTAAGTTAACAGCAACTGAAGAGATGGCGATTATTCGTCGCATGACCGAGGCGCGAGCGCTTAGAGACGCCGAGCGTGCCAAGCAGCACGAAACTGCCGCCGACACTGTGGAAACAATCTGGTCAGGCTGTATGGCCGCAAGCCCTGAACATCCCTACCTAAAACGCAAGAACATCAACCCAAACGGTGCACGGGTCACGGGGGATGGCCGCTTGGTCGTGCCGCTGTTTGACTCAGAGGGCACTCTTTCTTCACTCCAGTACATAGACAATGAGGGCGGCAAGCTCTACCAAACAGGCGGGGCAACTGGGGGCTGCTTTTGGCAGCTTGGCACGACCGACGAGCCAGGCGTGATCTACATGGCAGAGGGGTTTGCCACAGCAGCCACGATCCACCAGGCAACAGGAAGGCCGTGCGTCATTGCCTATAGCGCAAGCAATCTCGTGCCAGTGCTCGGCTCTTTGCGCGCCCAGCATAACCCCAAGCAAGAGATCGTCATCGTGGCAGACTTTGATAAGTCAGGGGTTGGGCAAAAGTATGCCGAGCAGGCATGCGCCAAGCACGGCGCACGGTTTGTGGTGAGCCCAGTAGAGTCAGACGTGAATGATTATGTACAGGCGGGCGGCGACCTTGCCTTCTTACTCGCCCCAACCCTGCAAGAGTGGCTCATGGGGGCGGATGACTTCTCAGCCCAACCAGCACCCCTAAAGTGGATCATCCGTGATTGGGTGCAGGCAAACGCGCTCATCATGATTCATGGACCAAGCGGCGGGGGGAAGACATTCATCACCCTTGACTGGATTCTGCGGATATCGTCAACCATCACCCATTGGAACAACAAGAACGTTAAGAATGGCCCTGTGATCTACTTGGCGGGCGAGGGGCATCATGGGCTACGGGGGCGCATAGCGGGTTGGAAGGCTCACCACAACGTCAAACACCTTGAGATGTGGATCAGCCCAGAGGGCGTGGATTTAAACACCCCAGAGGGCTATAACAAGGTCGCCGAGGCGATCCGTGCGCTAGGCGTCAAGCCATGCCTGATTGTGGTTGACACCATGCATCGTCACCTTTTGGGCGATGAGAACTCCGCCCAAGACGCCAAGACCATGCTAGATGCCTGCGCTAGACTCATGAAGGAGTTTGATTGCTCAGTCATCTTGGTGCATCACACAGGTGTCTCGGAAGAGGCACAGCACCGGGCGCGCGGGTCATCAGCTTGGAAAGGCGCATTGGATATTGAGATTAGCGTGGTGCCAGCACTTGAGAACCGTCCGATTGAGATCGTGCAGCGTAAGTCAAAGGACTCGGAGTTGGCCGCCACAGTCTACGCCAAGTTGATCGGGGTGCAGATTCCGGGTTGGGTTGATGAGG